GTTCGTGTCGATGATCTTGGCGACAAGGTGGAAGACTGGTCTAAGCCTGTCGAGACTGTGTTCCATAACGTGGCCATCTATTCTTCGTTGTCGCAGGAGGATGAGGCTGCCGGCCGTGACTCGGATTATGAGCATTGGTCGATGCTGTTCAAGCAGCCTGTTGTGGGCGCTGATTATCGTTGCCGGTGGCGTATTCGGGGTGTTGTGTGGGAGGCTGACGGGTCTCCTATGGTGTGGCATCATCCGATGTCTGGCTGGGATGCGGGCACGCAGATCAATGTGAAGCGTAAGAAGGGCTGATAGATTGTGGCTCAGGATGTGAATGTGAAGCTGAACTTGCCGGGTATTCGTGAGGTGTTGAAGTCTCCTGGGGTGCAGGCTATGTTGGCTGAGCGTGGCGAGCGTGTCAAGCGTGCGGCTTCGGCGAATGTGGGCGGTAATGCTTTCGATAAGGCCCAATACCGTAATGGTTTGTCGTCGGAGGTGCAGGTTCACCGTGTTGAGGCTGTGGCCCGTATAGGCACCACATATAAGGGTGGGAAGCGTATTGAGGCGAAGCATGGCACTCTGGCTAGGTCGATTGGGGCAGCGTCGTGATCGTCTACGATGACCCCAGAAAGTGGGCTAAACGCGTGCTCAAGGATGATGGCTGGCTGTCTGATATACCATGCACCGGGACAGTGCCGGATAGTTTTGAGGGTGACCTGATTTGGTTGGCTCTTGATGGTGGTCCGCAGTTGCATGTGCGTGAGCGTGTTTTTTTGCGGGTGAATGTGTTTTCTGATACGCCGGATCGTGCTATGTCGCTAGCCAGGCGGGTGGAGGCTGTGCTGGCTGATGGTGTGGACGGTGATCCTGTGGTGTACTGTAAGCGGTCTACTGGTCCTGATTTGCTGGTTGATGGTGCACGTTTTGATGTGTATTCGCTTTTTGAGCTGGTGTGTAGGCCTGCCGAATCTGAGTAAACGTATTTGTTTTTGTTTTAATGTAATTGTTTGATATTTAATGGGGGTTGTGATGGCTGCAACACGTAAAGCGTCTAATGTTCGTTCAGCGGTTACTGGCGACGTTTATATTGGTGACGCGCACGCGGGTGATACTATTAAGGGTGTGGAGGCGGTTCCTTCCGGGCTTACAGCTTTAGGGTACCTGTCTGATGACGGGTTTAAGATTAAGCCTGAGCGTAAAACGGATGATTTGAAGGCTTGGCAGAATGCGGATGTTGTTCGCACTGTGGCTACGGAGTCGTCTATCGAGATTTCTTTCCAGCTGATCGAATCCAAGAAAGAGGTTATCGAGCTGTTTTGGCAGTCGAAGGTTACTGCCGGATCCGATTCGGGTTCGTTCGATATTTCTCCGGGTGCCACGACAGGTGTTCACGCCCTGTTGATGGATATTGTTGATGGTGATCAGGTTATTCGCTACTATTTCCCTGAGGTTGAGCTTATCGATCGTGACGAGATCAAGGGCAAGAATGGTGAAGTGTACGGGTATGGTGTGACGTTGAAGGCTTACCCTGCTCAGATTAATAAGACTGGTAATGCGGTGTCTGGTCGGGGGTGGATGACGGCTTTAAAAGCTGATACTCCTCCGGTTCCGCCTTCTCCGAAGCCTCAGCCGGATCCGAATCCGCCGTCCGATAACTGATACACGATTTTAGGGATTGTTGATAGATGAGTGACACAGGTTACACGTTGAAGATTGGTGACCGTAGCTGGGTGTTGGCGGATGCGGAGGAGACGGCTCAGGCTGTTCCTGCCCGCGTGTTTCGCCGGGCCGCTAAGATTGCCCAGTCGGGGGAGTCTGCGGATTTCGCCCAGGTCGAGGTGATGTTTTCTATGTTGGAGGCTGCCGCCCCAGTGGATGCTGTGGAGGCCCTGGAGGGGCTTCCTATGGTTCGTGTGGCCGAGATTTTCCGTCAGTGGATGGAATACAAGCCTGACCAGAAAGCAGCCTCCTTGGGGGAATAGTTTGGCTCCACGGCCTGATTGATGATTATCGTGGGGCCATCGAATATGATTGGAGGACCCGGTTCGGTTGCTCGGTTTATGATGTTGGTGGCCCGATAATGTGTTGGGGTGAGGCTGTCCGGCTGGCTGGCGTGTTGTGTACCGATACGTCTAGCCAGTTGGCGGCCCACCTGAATGGTTGGCAGCGCCCGTTTGAGTGGTCTGAGTGGGCGGTGTTGGACATGTTGGATCATTACAGGTCTGCTAATAGTGAGGGGCAGCCGGAGCCTGTGGCGAGGCCTACGGATGAGCGTAGGGCCCGGTTTACGTCTGGGCAGGTGGACGATATTTTGGTGCGTGTTCGTGCCGGTGGCGGGGTGTCTCGCGAGATTAATATTATGGGGTGAATAGTGTATGTCTGGTGAGATTGCTTCCGCATATGTGTCTTTGTATACGAAGATGCCTGGTTTGAAGGCTGATGTTGGTAAACAGCTTTCCGGGGTTATGCCTGCTGAGGGTCAGCGTTCGGGTAGTCTTTTTGCTAAGGGCATGAAGCTGGCTCTTGGTGGTGCCGCAATGGTGGGTGCCATCAATGTTGCTAAGAAGGGCCTCAAGTCGATTTATGATGTGACTATTGGTGGCGGTATTGCTAGGGCGATGGCTATCGATGAGGCTCAGGCTAAACTGACTGGTTTGGGTCACACGTCTTCTGACACGTCTTCGATTATGAATTCGGCTATTGAGGCTGTGACTGGTACGTCGTATGCGTTGGGTGATGCGGCTTCTACTGCGGCGGCGTTGTCTGCTTCGGGTGTGAAGTCTGGCGGGCAGATGACGGATGTGTTGAAGACTGTCGCCGATGTGTCTTATATTTCGGGTAAGTCGTTTCAGGATACGGGCGCTATTTTTACGTCTGTGATGGCCCGCGGTAAGTTGCAGGGCGATGACATGTTGCAGCTTACGATGGCGGGTGTTCCTGTACTGTCTTTGCTTGCCAGGCAGACGGGTAAAACGTCGGCTGAGGTGTCGCAGATGGTGTCGAAGGGGCAGATTGATTTTGCCACGTTTGCGGCTGCGATGAAGCTTGGTATGGGTGGTGCTGCGCAGGCGTCTGGTAAGACGTTTGAGGGCGCTATGAAGAATGTTAAGGGTGCCCTGGGTTATCTTGGTGCTACGGCTATGGCGCCGTTTCTTAACGGGTTGCGGCAGATTTTTGTTGCGTTGAATCCGGTTATCAAGTCTATCACGGATTCTGTGAAGCCGATGTTTGCTGCCGTCGATGCTGGTATTCAGCGTATGATGCCGTCTATTTTGGCGTGGATTAATCGTATGCCGGGCATGATCACTCGAATGAATGCACAGATGCGCGCCAAGGTGGAGCAGTTGAAGGGCATTTTTGCGAGAATGCATTTGCCTGTCCCTAAAGTGAATTTGGGTGCCATGTTTGCGGGTGGCACCGCAGTGTTTGGTATTGTTGCTGCCGGTGTGGGGAAGCTTGTTGCAGGGTTTGCCCCGTTGGCGGTGTCGGTGAAGAATTTGTTGCCGTCGTTTGGTGCTTTGAAGGGTGCCGCTGGCGGGCTTGGCGGCGTGTTTCGCGCTTTGGGTGGCCCTGTCGGTATTGTGATCGGCTTGTTTGCGGCCATGTTTGCCACTAACGCCCAGTTCCGTGCCGCTGTTATGCAGCTTGTGGCTGTGGTTGGCCAGGCTTTGGGGCAGATCATGGCCGCTATTCAGCCCCTGTTTGGTTTGGTTGCCGGGGTTGTGGCCCAGTTGGCGCCAGTATTCGGCCAGATTATCGGTATGGTTGCCGGTTTGGCTGCCCAGCTGGTGCCTTTGATTAGTATGCTTGTCGCCCGGCTGGTTCCCGTGATCACCCAGATTATTGGTGCGGTGACACAGGTTGCTGCCATGTTGTTGCCTGCGCTTATGCCGGTGCTTCAGGCTGTTGTGGCTGTGATACGGCAGGTTGTTGGTGTAATCATGCAGTTGGTGCCTGTTTTGATGCCTGTGATTCAACAGATTTTGGGTGCGGTCATGTCTGTGCTGCCGCCGATTGTTGGTTTGATCAGGTCGTTGATACCAGTCATCATGTCGATTATGCGTGTGGTGGTGCAGGTTGTTTCGGTTGTGTTGCAGGTGGTGGCCCGCATTATTCCGGTTGTGATGCCAATTGTGACAGCTGTGATCGGGTTTGTTGCACGTATTCTTGGCGCTATTGTGTCTGCTGCAGCCCGCATTATTGGGACTGTCACCCGTGTCATCTCATGGGTTGTGAATCATTTAGTGTCTGGCGTGAGGTCTATGGGCACGGCCATCTTGAATGGCTGGAATCATATTAGAGCGTTTACGTCTGCGTTTATTAACGGTTTAAAGTCGGTTATTTCTGGCGGCGTGAACGCGGTTGTGGGGTTTTTTGCGCGGCTTGGTTCTTCGGTTGCCGCCCATGTGAGGTCTGGTTTTAACGCGGCTCGTGGCGCTGTTTCTTCTGCGATGAATGCTATCCGGAGTGTTGTGTCTTCGGTGGCGTCTGCTGTTGGCGGGTTTTTCAGTTCGATGGCGTCTAGGGTTCGTAATGGTGCTGTGCGCGGGTTTAATGGTGCCCGGAGTGCGGCTTCTTCTGCTATGCATGCTATGGGGTCCGCTGTGTCTAGCGGCGTGCATGGTGTGCTGGGTTTTTTCCGGAATTTGCCTGGCAATATTCGGCGTGCGCTTGGTAATATGGGGTCCCTGTTGGTGTCTGCTGGCCGTGATGTGGTGTCTGGTTTGGGTAATGGTATCCGGAATGCTATGAGTGGCCTGTTGGATACGGTACGTAATATGGGTTCTCAGGTTGCTAATGCGGCGAAGTCGGTGTTGGGTATTCATTCCCCGTCTCGGGTGTTTCGTGACCAGGTTGGCCGGCAGGTTGTTACCGGTTTGGCTGAGGGGATAACTGGTAATGCTGGTTTGGCGTTGGATGCGATGTCTGATATGGCTGGCCGGCTTCCGGATGCTGTTGATGCCCGGTTTGGTGTGCGATCATCTGTGGGCTCGTTTACCCCGTATGGCAGGTATCAGCGTATGAATGATAAGAGTGTTGTGGTGAATGTGAATGGACCCACGTATGGTGATCCTAACGAGTTTGCGAAGCGGATTGAGCGGCAGCAGCGTGACGCTTTGAATGCGTTGGCTTACGTGTGATTGGGGGTGTTGTTCATGTTTCTTCCTGACCCGTCTGATCGTTCTGGTTTGACTGTGACGTGGTTTATGGATCCGCTGTTTGGTGGGGAGCGTGTGCTTCATTTGACGGATTATACTGGGTCGTCTCCGGTGATGTTGTTGAATGATTCGTTGCGTGGTTTGGGTGTTCCTGAGGTTGAGCATTTTTCTCAAACTCATGTTGGGGTGCATGGCTCGGAGTGGCGCGGGTTTAATGTGAAGCCTCGCGAGGTGACGCTGCCGGTTTTGGTGTCGGGTGTTGACCCGGATCCGGTGGGCGGGTTTCGTGACGGTTTTTTGAAAGCCTATGACGAGTTGTGGTCTGCTTTTCCTCCTGACGAGGAGGGGGAGTTGTCGGTGAAGACCCCGTCTGGTCGTGAGCGTGTGCTAAAATGCCGGTTTGATTCGGCTGATGACACGTTTACGGTTGATCCGGTGAATCGTGGCTATGCGCGTTATGTGCTTCATTTGACAGCCTATGACCCGTTTTGGTATGGGGATGAGCAAAAGTTTCGTTTCAGTAACGCGAAGTTGCAGGATTGGTTGGGTGGCGGCCCTGTCGGCAAGGATGGCACGGCATTTCCTGTGGTGTTGACGCCTGGTGTTGGTTCGGGTTGGGATAATCTGTCTAATAAGGGTGATGTGCCTGCGTGGCCTGTGATTCGTGTGGAGGGGCCTTTGGAGTCGTGGTCTGTGCAGATTGATGGTTTGCGTGTGTCTTCGGATTATCCTGTCGAGGAGTATGATTGGATTACTATTGATACGGATCCTCGTAAACAGTCTGCGTTGTTGAATGGGTTTGAGGATGTGATGGATCGTTTGAAGGAGTGGGAGTTTGCGCCTATCCCGCCTGGCGGTTCTCGGAGTGTGAATATTGAGATGGTTGGTTTGGGTGCCATTGTTGTGTCGGTGCAGTACAGGTTTTTGAGGGCTTGGTGAATAGTTGATGGCTGGTCTTGTTCCGCATGTAACATTGTTTACGCCGGATTATCGCCGTGTGGCGCCTATCAATTTTTTTGAGTCGTTGAAGTTGTCGTTGAAGTGGAATGGTTTGTCGACACTGGAGTTGGTGGTGTCGGGTGATCATTCTAGGCTTGACGGGTTGACTAAGCCGGGTGCACGGCTGGTTGTTGATTATGGTGGTGGCCAGATTTTTTCTGGGCCTGTGCGTAAGGTTCATGGTGTGGGTCCGTGGCGTTCTTCGCGGGTGACTATCACGTGTGAGGATGATATCCGCCTGTTGTGGCGTATGTTGATGTGGCCTGTGAATTATCGTCCTGGTATGGTTGGTATGGAGTGGCGTGCGGACAGGGATTATGCCCACTATTCGGGTGCGGCTGAGTCGGTGGCTAAGCAGGTGTTGGGGGATAATGCGTGGCGGTTTCCGCCTGGTTTGTTTATGACCGATGATGAGCGTCGTGGCCGCTATATTAAGGATTTTCAGGTGCGGTTCCACGTGTTTGCCGATAAGTTGTTGCCGGTGTTGTCGTGGGCTCGGATGACTGTCACGGTGAACCAGTTTGAGAATGCGAAGTTTGATCAGCGGGGTTTGCTGTTTGATTGCGTGCCTGCCGTGACGCGTAGTCACGTGTTGACTGCCGAGTCGGGTTCGATTGTGTCGTGGGAGTATGTGCGTGACGCCCCGAAGGCTACTTCGGTGGTGGTTGGTGGCCGCGGCGAGGGTAAGGATCGGTTGTTTTGTGAGGATGTTGATTCGATGGCCGAGGATGAGTGGTTTGATCGTGTAGAGGTGTTTAAGGATGCCCGTAACACGGATTCTGAGCATGTGCATCTCATCGATGAGGCTGAGCAGGTGTTGTCCGAGTCTGGGGCTACGTCGGGGTTTAAGATTGAGTTGGCTGAGTCGGATGTGTTGCGGTTTGGGCCGGGCAATCTGATGCCGGGTGATTTGATCTATGTGGATGTGGGCTCGGGGCCTATTGCGGAGATTGTGCGGCAGATTGATGTGGAGTGCGATTCGCCGGGTGACGGGTGGACGAAGGTGACTCCTGTTGCGGGGGATTATGAGGATAATCCGTCGGCGTTGCTAGCGCGGCGTGTTGCTGGTTTGGCTGCGGGTGTGCGGGATTTGCAAAAGTTTTAAAAGAATGGGGGTTTGTTGTGGGTATTGTATGTAAAGGTTTTGATGGTGTGTTGACCGAGTATGATTGGGCTCAAATGTCTGGTCTGATGGGTAATATGCCGTCCGTGAAGGGCCCGGACGATTTTCGTGTCGGCACGACGATTCAGGGTGCCACAGTGTTGTGTGAGGTTTTGCCGGGGCAGGCTTGGGCTCACGGGGTGATGTGCACGTCGAATAGTGTTGAGACGGTGACGGGGCAGCTTCCGGGCCCGGGTGAGACTCGTTATGACTATGTGGTGTTGTCTCGGGATTGGGAGCAGAATACGGCCAGATTGGAGATTGTTCAGGGTGGCCGTGCGGAGCGTGCCAGGGATGTGTTGCGTGCCGAGCCTGGCGTGTTGCATCAGCAGCTACTGGCTACTTTGGTGTTGTCGTCTAACGGGTTGCAGCAGCAGTTGGATAGGCGTGCTATAGCGGCTAGGGTGGCGTTTGGCGAGTCTGCTGCGTGTGATCCTACCCCGGTTGAGGGTGACCGTGTGATGGTGCCTTCGGGGGCTGTGTGGGCTAATCATGCTAACGAGTGGATGCTACTGTCTCCGCGGATCGAGACGGGTTCGAAGTCGATCATGTTTGGTGGGTCTGCTGTGTATGCTTACACGATTCCGTTTAATCGTCCGTTCGGTAGTGCGCCTGTTGTGGTGGCGTCTATGGCTACGGCGGCTGGTGGTACGCAGCAGATTGATGTGAAAGCCTACAATGTTACTAATAAGGATTTTCAGTTGGCGTTTATTACGAATGATGGTTCGAAGCCGAATGGTGTGCCTGCGGTTGCGAATTGGATTGCTGTCGGCGTGTAATGCGCGGCTTGTGTATATGTGACATGTTGTGGTGGTTGTAGTGGTAGGGGGCTGTAGTGTCATGGTTTACACCCACACTTGTAGCCTCTATTTGTACCGCTATCGCTACTGTTCTTGGTTCGATTCAGGCGGTTACTTACAGGTCGAAGAAGAGGCTTAGGCAGTTGTCTGCGCAGGTTGATGCGATGGAAGAATACACATGGAATATTCGCCATATTGTTCATCGCTATAACGCGAATTTGCCTGAGAATGTTGAGCCTGTACAGATGCCTGATTTGCCCGAGTTTTTGAAGGATACTGTTGATGGTGGTGGGGGGTGAATTGTGAGGGAGTTGGAGGAGGAGAAGCGGCAGCGCCGCTCGTTTGAGAAGGCTTCCCTGGTGTTGCTGTTTTTGTCGCTTGTACTACTGGCGGTGGTTGCTGTGGGTGCTTTGCGTTTCGGGGCTGTATCCTCTGAGCGGGATTCGGAGCAGGCGAGGGCCCAGTCGAATGGTACAGCGGCTCAGGGTTTAGCTGTCCGTGTGAAGCAGGCGTGTGCTTCGAGTGGGGTGGAGTCTGTGCGGCTTCACCGGTCTGGTTTGTGTGTGGAGGCTGTGCGTGTTGAGCGGAGTGTGCAGGGTGTGCCGGGTCCTGCCGGTGAGCGTGGCCCGCAAGGCCCTGCAGGTGCTGCCGGCCGGGATGGTGTTAATGGTTCTGCTGGGCTGGTTGGCCCTGTTGGTCCGCAGGGTTCCCCGGGTTTGAATGGTGTGAAGGGTCCTGACGGGTTGCCTGGCGCGAATGGTTCGGATGGCCATGATGGTGTTCCAGGTCGTGCAGGTGCTGACGGTGTGAACGGCGTTGACGGCGCTGATGGTCGGGATGGTTCGGCCGGTGAGCGCGGTGATGTGGGGCCTTCAGGTCCTGCCGGCCCGCAAGGTGCACAGGGTGAACGGGGTGAGCGCGGTCCCGCTGGTGCGAACGGATCCGATGGCAAGGATGGTAAAGATGGACGCTCGGTGGTGTCTGTGTACTGTTCCGGGGGCCGCCTGGCTGTGAAATATAGTGACGGCGGGGCGTCCACGATATCGGGTTCGGTGGCCTGCGAGAGTGTGAAACCGTCGCCTATAGTGACTATATCATCCCACAAATAGAAAGGAGTGGCTGTGATGGTAGTGTTTGGTGGTGGTGTGTGGTGAGATACATTCCTGCAGCGCATCACTCTGCCGGCTCGAATAGTCCGGTGAATCGGGTTGTGATTCATGCGACGTGCCCGGATGTGGGGTTTCCGTCTGCCTCGCGTAAAGGGCGGGCGGTGTCTACAGCAAACTATTTTGCTTCCCCATCGTCTGGTGGTTCGGCGCATTATGTTTGCGATATCAGTGAGACGGTGCAATGTTTGAGTGAGTCTACGATTGGCTGGCATGCCCCGCCTAACCCGCATTCTTTGGGTATAGAGATTTGCGCGGATGGGGGTTCGCACGCCTCGTTCCGGATGCCGGGGCATGCTTACACTCGGGAGCAGTGGCTTGATCCTCGCGTGTGGCCTGCCGTGGAGCGTGCCGCGGTGCTGTGCCGGCAGTTGTGTGACAAGCATGGTGTTCCGAAAAGGAAACTGTCTGTGGCCGATTTGAAGGCTGGCAGGCGGGGCATCTGCGGCCACGCGGATGTGACGGATGCGTGGCATCAGTCGGATCATGACGATCCGGGGCCGTGGTTTCCGTGGGACAGGTTTATGGCCGTAGTCAACGGCAAAGATGAGAGTGGGGAGTTAACTGTGGCTGATGTGAAAGCCTTGCATGATCAGATTAAACAATTGTCGGCACAGGTGGCCCAGTCGGTGAACCAGCTGCACCATGATGTTGGTGTGGTTCAGGTCCAGAATGGTGATTTGGGTAAACGTGTTGATGCCTTGTCGTGGGTGAAGAATCCGGTGACGGGGAAATTGTGGCGCACTAAGGATGCCCTGTGGAGTGTCTGGTATTACGTGCTGGAGTGTCGTAGCCGTATTGACAGGCTCGAGTCGACTGTTAACGGTTTGAAAAAGTGATGGTGGTTTGTTGTGGGTAAACAGTTTTGGTTAGGCCTGCTGGAGCGGGCGTTAAAGACTTTTGTGCAAACGTTTGTTGCTGTGTTGGGGGTGACGGCGGGTGTCACGTATACTGCGGAGTCGTTTCGCGGTTTGCCGTGGGAGTCTGCCCTGATAACAGCCACGGTTGCTGCGGTGCTGTCGGTTGCTACATCGTTTGGTAGCCCGTCGTTTGTGGCCGGCAAACCTAAAACCACGCCTGTGGATGCGGGTTTGGTTCCACCCGACGATGGGGGCATGGTTGAGCCGCACTCGGTGGATGTGTCGGATCCTGGCATGATTGAGCCGATTGATGATGCGGATCTTGGTGTAGGCTATGTGCCGAAACACGCCGCCGAGTCGGAGGTTGGGACGGTAGAGTCTACTGTTGCATAATTGAACATAGATGTGTGCCCCAGCGGTGCTGCCACGATCGTGTGGTGGTTGTCGCTGGGGCACTATTTCTGTTTATGCGGTGTGGCTATGATTCGTTGCGGTCGATGGTGTCTTCGAGCATCTGATACAGGTGGAGGCAGGCGGAGATCGTATCGCTGGCCTGGTCTAGAACGTTCCGGCCGATAACGTTTTTGTGGTTGTCGCGGTGGCGGATGATAGCCCACATGATCTCGTCTGCCGACGATTGTAATAGTTTTGCCTGGTATGCGATTCCGGCGAGCCAGTCTAGTGCTTCCTGGCTTGCATAGGGGCTCTGGTCCTCGCTGTTGTCACGGGTGTTGCTGTTGTTTGTGGGGTGTCCTGCACTGTCGCATAACCACAGGATTTCGCTGCACTCGTCTAGCGTATCCTGGTCGATAGCAAGATCGTCGAGGCTGACTTCGTTGACGGTAAGGTTCACGTTGTCGAGGGAGATGGGTACACCGTACTGGTTTTCGACACTGTCAACAATGTTTTGCAGCTGTTGCATGTTGGTGGGCTGTTGTTGGACGATACGGTGTATCGCTGTGTTGAGGGTGGTGTAGGTGATATTGTGTGTGTTGTTCATGGTTTTATCCCATCCCTGCGCTGTCGTCTTGGTAGTATCGACTGTTTGCGTATCCTGTTAGGGTGATCAGTGTTTGGTCTGCCCACTGTTTCACAGTCTGCCGGGTGACTCCGAGCCGTTGGGCGGCCGACGCATATGTTTGGTCATATCCATAGACTTCCCGGAATGCGGCTAGTCGGGCGAAGTGTTTTCGCTGTTGGGATGGCTGGCAGGTGAGGGTGTAGTCGTCGATGGCTAGCTGTAGATCGATCATGGAGACGATGTTGTTGCCGTGGTGTTGTGGCGCGGTTGGTGGGGGTGGCATTCCTGGCTCCACTGATGGTTTCCATGGTCCGCCGTTCCAGATCCATTGGGCGGCTTGGATGATGTCGGCGGTGGTGTAGGTTCGGGTCACTGGTCATCCCTTGAATAGGTTGTCGAGGTTGTCTGGGTTGCTGGTGTCGAATCGTCCCACACAGTGGCAGTAGTCGTACATGAGTTTAATAATGTGTTGGTGGTCGCCGAGGTAGGTGTTTCCGCTGATACTGTAGGTGGCTGTGCCGTCTTTACTGATGGTGTATTTGGCGGTGATGGTTTCGGGGTTTTCGGTGTCGGTGATGATGGCTGTGGTGGTGGTGCCTACTGTTTGGAGTACGGTGGTTTGGGTTCCGTCGTCGATGGTGGTTTTAACCATGAGGGGTTCTCCTTTTAAATGCTGGTTTGGTTGTCGGCTAGATGAATAATATCGGATAAAGGTTTCGGTTGGTCGAGGTGTTGTATGGTTTTGTTGGCTAGCCGTTTGGCTACCCTGTAGCACATTTTGGTGTAGTGTTTGTTGTCTAGGTTGTGGTATTGTTCCCGCACCGCAATATATAGTAGGGAGTCTTGGTACAGGTCGTCTGCACTGATTGCGGGGTAGTGTCCGGCTGTTTTGGTGCATGCCCGGTTGAGTGTGCGTAGATGATGGTCTGTGGCCCATCCCCACGATGCGGTGGTGGCTAGGTCTGCTTTGGTTGGTCGTCTGCTCATGGCATCTCTTTCATCTGGCTATCTGGTAGTTGTTTGGTGTTTTGTTGTTGATAGTGTAGCACACGAGTCCGGGGTGGCCGGTGGTGCCTGTGCGGTGCCGGTACCAGACGGATTCGCCTTCCATGGATGGGCATTGGATGAAGGTGCGTTGTCCTTGCTCGGAGATTTCTAGGTGGTGCCGGTGCCCGGCCATCAGAATATTAGATACGGTGCCGTTGTGGAATTCTTGGCCGCGCCACCATTCGTATTGTTTGCCGGTGCGCCATTGGTGCCCGTGGGCGTGCAGGATTTGTGTGCCGGCCACATTGACTGTGGTGGTCATTTCGTCCCGCTGGGGGAAGTGGAAGTGTAGGTTGGGGTAGTTGTTGGTGAGTTGATAGGCTTCTGCGATGGCGCGGCAGCAGTCCACGTCGAAGGAGTCGTCGTAGGTGGTGACGCCTTTGCCGAAGCGCACGGCTTCGCCGTGGTTGCCGGGGATGGATGTGACTGTCACATTTTGGCAGTGGTCGAATATGTGGACTAGCTGGAGCATGGCCATGCGGGTGAGCCTGATTTGTTCCGTCAAGGGTGTTTGGGTGCGCCAGGCGTTGTTGCCGCCTTGTGACACGTATCCTTCGATCATGTCGCCGAGGAATGCGATGTGGACTCGTTGCGGCTGTCCTGCTTGCCGCCAGTAGTGTTTGGCGGATGTGAGGGAGTGCAAATAGTCGTCGGCGAAGTGTGCTGTTTCTCCTCCGGGGATGCCTTTGCCGATTTGGAAGTCGCCTGCCCCGATGACGAAGGCCGCATCGCTGCTACTGGTGTGGGTGTCTTGTTCGGGTTTGGGTGGCTGCCATTCGGCTAGTTTATCAACGAGTTCGTCTACAGGGTAGGGGTCGGTTGCGGGTTGGTGGTCGATGATTTTTTGTATGGATCGGCCTGTTTCTCCGTTGGGGAGTGTCCATTCGGAGATGCGTGTGCGCCGTACAGTACCATTGGCTAGATTGTCGTCGATAGTGTCGATGGCGTTGTCGTGGTTGGCTAGCTGGGTGAGGAGCCGGTCTATATTGTCTATCATTGGGTATCCTCCTCTTGTTTGCGGCGATAGTCTTTGATGACGGTGGCGGAGATGGGGTATCCTGCCTGGGTGAGCTGTTTTGCGAGCCATGAGGCGGGTATAGACCTGTCGGCGAGGACGTCTGCGGCTTTGTTGCCGTAGCGTTGAATAAGGGTTTCAGTTTTGGTTGCCATGATGTCCCATCGGTTGTGTGGTGGGCTGCCATCCTGTGCGGCAGTCGCCGTCGTGTCCTGGTTTGCGGGTGCACCATGATACGGTTCCGTCTGTGTGGTTGAGTGTTTTGCCGCACATGACGTCACGTAAGTGTTCGGGAAACTTATCGTTGTTGTTTCCGTTCATGTCGATCACGTGTTGGGTTTTAGTAACCATCATGCCTCCTATATGTGAAAGAGTGTGCAAATACTATGCAGGTGTCATGGATGTTTATGCGGGTATGGTTTTCATCACCTTGCTGAACGTTACTTGGTTACTGTACATCATCTGGGTGATTTCCTGATCCGTTTTGTCGGGGTGCTGTTTTCGCAGGTTGGCCCACTGGCAGGCGTTGTCGGTCTCCTGCTGGAGCCGGGTCAGGTGCTGCTCGTTGATGATGTGTTTCCACATGGTCCACGAGACGTCGAGCCTGCGGAGCATGTTCATGGCTGGCACGTTGAACTGGTCGAGGAAGAGTATTTCTTCGGTGTAGTAGTCTTTTTCGTATTGGTCCCATCCGCTTCGGTGCCTGTTGGGCTGGTTTTTGGGGTAGGCTTCCCGGCAGATTTTGTGTAGCCGTTTGGCCATGTCGTCGGGTAGTCTGATGTCGGGGTTGGCGCGGATCATGGATCGCATCCCATCATAGGTGGTGCCCCAGGTGTGCATGATGTGGAGTGGGTCTTCACCGTCGGCCCATTTTTCTGCACAGATGGCGAGGCGGATGCGTCTCCTGGCGGCCTTAGAGGTGTCGCGGCGGCCATGGATGGGGCAGGTGTCGAGGGGATCCATGATGCTTTAGTGTACCTTTCTTGAGGTGATGTTTTGTTTGTCTGGTTTTATTGTAGCACTGTGTTGAGGGCTTGTGTCAACCCTGTTTTGCCGGTTTTCAGGTAGGTGTCTGTGACATCCCCGACAGTGAGGGGCACGTGGATGGCTTGGGGGAGCGCTGCCTGGAGGGTTTGGGCCATCTGGTCGCCTGCTTTGTCTGGGTCTGACCAGATGTAGATGTGGTCGTAGCCTTCAAAGAATTTGGTCCAAAAGTTTTGCCACGAGGTTGCGCCGGGGAGTGCTACGGCCGACCATCCGCATTGTTCGAGGATCATGGAGTCGAATTCGCCTTCGCAAATGTGCATTTCGGCTGCCGGGTTGGCCATGGCGGCCATGTTGTAGATAGAGCCTGTGTCCCCTGCCGGTGTTAAGTATTTGGGGTGGTTGTGGTTTTTGCAGTCGTGCGGGAGTGAGCAGCGGAAACGCATTTTTCGTATTTCGGCTGGGCCGCCCCAAACGGGGTACATGTATGGGATGGTGATGCACTGGTTGTAGTCTTCGTGGCCTGGGATGGGGTCATTGTCGATGTATCCAAGGTGGTGGTAGCGGGCTGTTTCTTCGCTGATGCCTCTTGCTGAGAGCAGGTCGAGTATGTTTTCGAGGTGGGTTTCGTAGAGGGCCGAGGCTTTCTGGATTCGGCGGCGTTCCGCAATGTTGTATGGGCGTATGCTGTCGTACATTCGGGTTTTCTTCTTCTAATCGTTGTTGTAGCTTGGCGAGTCCGCCTCCGACACCGCATGTGTGGCAGTACCAGACGCCCTTGTCGAGGTTGATGCTCATGGAGGGCTGGTGGTCGTCGTGGAACGGGCAGAGGATGTGTTGCTCGTTCTTGGATGGGTTGTACCGTATCCGGTAGGTGTCGAGGAGGCGGCAGGTGTCAGAGGTGTGGGAGGAGCTCGTTGAGGGTTGATACCACATAGGCTTCGCTCCATGGCTTGTTGCGCTGTTTCATCACTACGAGTCCGATGGCGGACTGGTTTTCGCGGTTTCGGTGGGTTTCGTAGTTGCGTGCCTCCAGGCTGGCTTGTTTCACGAATTCGGCGAGGTGGGGTTGGCCCGCCTTGGCTTCGATCACGTATGTGTGGTTTTTGGTTTTGAGGATGAGGTCGCCTTCGTCTTCGCGGCCGTTGAGGTGGAGTCGTTCTATGTCGTGTCCGGTGTCGCGTAGCTGGTGGAGTAGGCGTGTTTCCCATTCTGCGCCGGCCCGACGGTTGCGTGCCTGTTGTGTCGCCATCATAGTCCTTTGTGTGTTGTGGTCATGTTCCAGGGCTGTTTTTCTACCAGGGGGCCGAAGAATGTGTATTCGGGGTAGGCTCTGAGTCGTTCGTATCGGGTGCCGTCGGGGCTGGATTTGCCTGTGCGCTGTTTCAACACTGCGATGCGTGCCTCTGCCGGTATCGATAGCCCGTTGCCATTATCCTCGCCACCATACAATGAGACTCCGAGGATGAGTTGTGGTTTTTCGGAGAGGCCGTTTTTGATTTCCCTGCGTGCTGGCGGGTGTTCGATGTCGGAGCCGGTTTTGTCGGTTGCGTGGTGGGTGACGATGATGGTGGAGCCAGTATCCCTACCCAATGCTGTGATCCATTGCATGGCTTCTTGCTGGGCCTGATAGTCACTCTCGCAGTCTTGAATGTCCATCAGGTTGTCGATAACAATGATGGGCGGGAAGGTGTTCCACATTTCCATGTAGGCTTGTAGTTCCATGGTGATGTCTGTCCATGTGATGGGTGACTGGAATGAGAATGTGATGTGTTGGCCGTGGTGGATGCTGTCTCGATAGTATTCTGGCCCGTAGTTGTCGATGTTGTGTTGTATTTGGGCGGTGGTGTGTTGGGTGTTGAGTGAGATGATTCGTGTGGAGGCCTCCCAGGGTGTCATGTCCCCTGATATGTAGAGGGCGGGCTGGTTGAGCATGGCGGTGATGAACATGGCTAGCCCGGATTTTTGGCTGCCGGAGCGCCCCGCGATCATGACTAGGTCCCCTTTGTGGATGTGCATGTCCTGGTTGCGGTAGAGGGGTTCTAGTTGTGGTATGCGGGGCAGCTCGGCTGCGGTTTGGGAGGCTCTCTCGAAGGATCTTTGGAGAGAGAGCATCGGGACCTTATCTATCTATCGGTTGGATGTGTATTGGTGGTCAGATGGAGTCGATATCGATGTCAGTAGAGGCTGTGGTGTCGTCTAGCTGGCCGTTATCGCGCTTGTCTACGTATTCGGCAACCTTATCGTAGATGGCGTCATCAAGGGGTTTGAGCACGACCGCGTTGAAGCCGTTTTTGGTGCGTACGGTGGCGAGTTTGAATGCTTGTTCTTCGCCAAGGTAGGTTTCTAGATCGCGGATCATGGAGTGCGGGCGGTCGTTGTTGCCGCGTGCTTTCTCAATAATAGCGTTGGGGATGGTTTCTGGGGTGCCGTTGTTGAGATCGTCTAGGGTGTGGAAGATTGTGACATCAGCGTAGATGCGGTCTGCGACCTGTCCGCCGTAGCCTTCGGTGTTGTGTTCTACGTCGTGTACTTTGAAGGCGATGGCGGTGGCGTCCTGGTTTCGGGAGGGGTTGAAGAAGGTGCTGTTGCTGTTGTTGCGGTAGTTGGCGAGTCCCATTATTGTATCCTTTACTGTTTTGTTGGTTTGTGTCGGTTTTTATCGGGTGAGGCTGTTTCGTTTGCTGCGGAAAGCCTCGGAAACGTCACTGTTACTGGTGATGATCTTTTTGTACTGTTTGAGAAGGTCGGCTAGCTGTGCTTTGCTGGTTGCTTTGTTGATTTTGTTGATGACGATGCTGTTTTCGTTTGATGCGATGTTGTCTACGTAGTCTTTGGCTGCCTGGTTGTATCGGTCTTGGAGGATGATTGCTGCGCTCGCTACGAGTGTTGCGAGATCCCAGTCTTTGGACACGTCATCGTTTTTGAGTCCGCCTAGCAGGTCGATGATAGTCTTCTTTACCTGGTCGGCGGTGTCTCCGCGGATGACGGTCCATGGGGCGGCGTAGTCGCCTCCGTATTTGAGTGTGACGGTGAATCGGTCGTCGTCTGTGTTGTCGGTCACTGGTGCTCCTTGCTTTCTTTTGTTGGGGCTGTGATGGTGGTTTCTATAGGGTACCTGTAGGCGTCTTTCCCGTCTACAGCCCAGCAGGCGTCTCTGACGGGGCAGCCTTTGCAGAGTGCTGTGACGTGGGGTACGAAGATGCCTTGGCTGATTCCTTTCATTGCTTGACTGTACATGGATGATACATGCCGGTAGGTGTTGTTGTCAAGATCATATAGTTCGGTGGCTGTTCCCTGCTTGGCGGACTGTTTGTCTGTTTTGGTTGATGCGGGTGTCCAAAACATGCCTTTCGTGACATGGATGCCGTGTTGGTTGAGCATGTACCGGTAGGTGTGCAGCTGCATGCTGTCGGCGGGTAGGCGTCCGGTTTTGAGGTCGAGGATGAAGGTTTCGCCGGTGTCGGTGTCGGTGAAGACTCGGTCAATATATCCGACTATTTTTGTGTCATCGTCGAGGATGGTTTCTACCGGGTATTCGATGCCTGGTTTACCGTCCAGGATTGCGGTGATGTATTCTGGGTGGTTGCGCCTCCATGTTTTCCAGCGGTCCACAAAGGTGGGGCCGTAAACCATCCACCAGTCGTAGTCTTTCTTGTGTGGCCCGCCCGACTCACACATGTTTTTACATTGTCGCCCGGAGGGTTTGATTTCTGTGCCTTCGGATTCGGCGAGGGCGACTTGGATGTCGAAAATGTTTTTGAAGGATGAGAGTTTGTCTGGCAGTGCAGGGTATTCGGCGGGATTGTACAGGTGTAGGTCGTATTGTTCAGTGATGTGGTGTATGGCGCTTCCGGCGATGGTGGCGTACCAGGTGTGGTGTTGGGTGTGGTAGCCGTGGGATAGGCGCCATTTTTCTCCGCATTCGGCCCACTGGGTGAGTGAACTGTAGGAGATGTGGCCTGGATGGTTGATGGTTTTCGGGTATTGTGCTAGAGGCATTACTTGTCGCTTTTGTTCCATGGGTTGCGGGTGTCTTGGCCGGCGTGGTGTTGCTGGTAGGCGAGGAGTGCTAGGCAGTGCCAGGCGGCATGGGCTAGGTGTGGTAGCCCGGATTCATAATCGAGGTTGTTGCCTTGCTGCCAGGATAGCACATGACGGTAGAGGGCGTCGACGCTGTGGCTCCACGGGTATCCTCCGGTCCAGTTGTTGTCGCCGTATTTGGTGGCACCGTATCCGGCTACTTCGCCTAGGGCGTGCAAGGCTGCGGGGTCGATGAGGGAGAGCCTGCAGAGTTTTAATTCTTTTCGGGCACCGGTGTTGGGGTCGGTGTACATGCGGGTTGGCTCATCCATGGGGTGTGTGCTCCTTAAGTGTGGGTTACTGGTTGTTGTGGGCGAGGGCTACTGCGAGAATAATGATGGCGAGGGTTTCAGCTATCAGGATGGGTGTTGTGATCATTTAGTGTCTCGGGGATTGTTGGTGAGTGTTGAGGCACCCAGGAGGGTGGCGAGGGCGCCTGCGGCAATAATGGCGAGGGCTGCCTTGTGTAGGGTGCCGGTTGCGTACATCCATGTGATGATGCCGCCCTGTATCCAGGCGAGGCTGGTGAAGAACGTTTCGTAACTGTGCAGCTCAATGTTGTTGGGTGTGTTCATGCCTGCTCCTGAAGAATGGTGTTGATGGTTTTATAAATGTTGTACAGGTCGGTTTCGATAGATAACAGTTGGTGGATTTCGTGGTCGAGGTTGATGTCGGGGTTGAGGGTGTTGATGCGGGAGGCAATATCGGTGGCTGTGCGTAGTGTGCCGCCGGTGTGGTGAATAATGTGTGCCGTGTCGGCGAGTCCGGTGGTGACAGCGTAGTGGGAGAGGAGAGGCATAGCGGGGATGCTCCTTGGCGGGTTACTGTTGCGGGTTGATGTTGAGGTCGGTGACGTTGGGGTGGTCTTCTGTTCCGGTGACGAGGCAGTGGACGGTGACGGGTAGTTTGGATGCGCCGGGCTGTTTCATGGTTGCGCCGTAGACGATGCTGAATGTGTCTTTACCGATGGTTTTGTGGAGTTGGAGGTCGATGTCGGGGTTGCCGTTCCAGTTGACACCGTGTGCGGCGGCCTGTTGTTCGGCTTTGCGGTTGCAGGTGTGTGCGGCGGTGATCATGGTGAGTCCGGTTGCGGTTTCTTCACCCCTTGCTTGGGCGTGCTTGTGGGCTTTGGCCTGCTCGGCTTGTAGGGATCGGGTGGCGGCTGCCTGCCGTGCCGCTTTCTCGGCTTTGCGCTGTTGGGTAGTCTTGGGGGTCCATTCGGTGTTGGCTGTGGTGGCCTGTGGGGCTGGCTGTGAGGCGAGTGGCGGATTGTCGTCTGGGGCTGGCATGAATGAGGCGGCGGCAATGATGGCGGCTGTGATTCCGGCGATGGTGTAGCCTTTTTTCTTGTTCATGACTGTTGTCCCCTTTCCGGGGTGTTGTTCGTTGCTGACATGGTTAATATTTCCAGACTGGACTACCACTGTCAAGGTGTCGCTCAGTTTATGTGAGCGACACTTGTGTGGCTAGGGGTTTTATCGGGCGCACAGGGTGAGCAAGCTTCCGATGTTGATGCGGGTCACATTCCAGTAGAGTTGCGTGGCTTCACCACCCGTGAGCGGTCTCCACTCGTCATGGCTGAACACGGTGCCATCGGTTGCGATGAATGTGTTGGGGCGCAGCTTGTGGAGTTCAGTCTCTACGCTCTGCCGGTAGGCTTCGGCGAGGCCCTCAAAATCCATGTGGTCGCAGTGGAGGTTTTCGAGGCGTGTCAGGTCGAAGGGTGTGGGGCAGTCGTAGCTGGCGGGGGTGTAGAGCTGGGTGAAGTGGTTGGCGATCTTCTGCATGACGGGTTCCTTTCTGGTGTGTGGATGGTTTTTATCGTGTGGCTTCGGCAATGATGGCGTCGAGGTCGATCATGTCGATCATGTCGTGGAGTTCCTCAGCCTCATCCGGGGTGAGTGGCTGCCAGTTGCGTGGCCCATACACTGCACCGTCGAGAGTGATGGTCCAGTCAGGCCGGATGAGCCAGACGGCTTCTTCGACTTTGGCACGGTATAGGCGGCAGATGACAGACGTGTGGGTG